CTCTACGCGCGCCTTCGCCCCGCTCCGCCGCAAGGCCGCGCCGGGCGACGACGCCATGAGCCGGGCCGCCGCCCGCTACCGCGTCGCGCTCGCCCGGGGCGAGGCGCAGGCCGTGCGCTCGATGGAGGGGCACCTGAGGACGGCGGAGGCCGCGATCCGGGAGAAGCTCGCCTCCCTCATCACCCGCATGGAGGAGGCCGCCGCCGCGGGCGAGATCATCGACGCCGCGTGGGTGGAGCGCGAGGCCCGGTACCGGGAACTGCTCGCCCAGGTGGAAGACGCCTTCCGCGCCCTTTCCGGCCCGGCGGGCGCGGACCTCGCCGCCGCGCAGCGGGCCGCGATCGTGGAGGCGGAGGACGCCTCGGACGCCCTGTTCCGCTCCGCGCTCGGACCCGTCCCCGCGGGCGTCAACGAGCAGGCGGCGGAGCGGGCGCGGGAGTGGACGATCCTGCTCGACTCCGAGATCGAGGCGCTGGCCGGGTTCGCGGGCGACGGGAGCCCGCTGCACGTGCTGCTCTCCGAGATCGGGCCGGACGCCGCCGCCGCCGTGCGCGACGCGCTCATCAGCAGCCTCGCCCTGGGCGAGAACCCGAAGGACGCCGCGCGGCGGGTGGAGACGGCCGTGGGCGTGTCGCGCGCCCGCGCCCTCAACATCGCGCGCACCGAGACGCTGCGGGCCGCGCGCGAGGCGACGCGGCGCATCTACGAGGCGAACGCCGACGTGGTGACCTCCTGGCAGTGGCTGTCCGCCCGCGACGTGCGCTCCTGCGCCGCCTGCTGGGCGATGGACGGGCAGACGTTCCCGACGCGCGAGCCGATGGGCAGCCACCCGCAGTGCCGCTGCGCGCTCATCCCCGTGACGAAGAGTTGGGCCGAGATCACGGGCGACGAGTCGCTGCCCGACACGCGCCCGCTGCTCGGGTCGGGACCGGAGTCGTTCGCGCGGCTGTCGGAGGCGGACCAGCTCGCGGTGCTCGGGCCGGGCGGCTTCGACCTGTACGCGGCGGGCACGCCGCTGTCGGCGTTCGTGCGCGCCGTGACGGACGGACAGTGGGGGACGACGCGCACCGTGCGCCCGCTCTCGGAGATTTCCCAATGATCGTGACCAAAAGCTTTGACGCGCGGGTGAAGGACTTCCCCGGCGACGGGCCGGGCGGGGGCGAGGGGCTCGCCAACGCGTACAACGTGCTCGACCGGGACAACGAGATGCTCATGCCCGGCGTCTTCGGCGACTCGCTCGAAGGGTTCGTGCGGGACGGGTTCCTCGCCGTGGGGCACGACTGGAAGACGGGCGTCGGCACGATCACGGACGCGCGCGAGGAGCCGGAGGGGCTGTTCTTCGGCTGGCAGTGGCACTCCGACCCGGAGGCGCAGGTCTACCGCCAGCGGGTGAACGAGCGGCAGGCGCGCGGCAAGTCCGTGAAGCTGTCCGTTGGTTTTTCCGTGGACCGGTGGGAGTGGGACGAGGAGAAGGACGTCCGCCTCATCACGAAGGGCACGCTCTACGAGGTGTCCATCGTGACGGTGCCGAGCAACCCGCTCGCCCAGGTTACCAGCGCGAAGAACGCGCCGCGGGTGGTCCCGGCGACGGCGCGCGAGTTCGAGGAGTTCCTGCGGGAAGTGGGGTTCAGCCGCTCGAAGGCCGAGGCGATCGTTGCCAAAGGCTTCCGCGCGGCGGAGGAAGCGGACGGTCAGGGGGAGCCTGACGCCGCGCAAACGGACGCGCCGGAGGGCGCGTCGGGCGACGACGCGCGGGACCAGCGGCTGCAGGCCGAACTGTCCCGCTACTTTGCGCGGGAGGCCCGGCTGGCGGGCGTCTCCCTCTGAACGGAAGGAAGCTATGACCGAAGAGCAGCTCATGGAGCGGGTGGGCGCCGAAGTCGCCAGGAAGATGGGCGACGAGGCGAAGAAGGTGCGCGTGGAGCGCGAGGGGTTCAAGGCGTGGGTGGACGAGAAGGGCGGCATCACCGGGCTGACCGGGGCCGACCTTGACGAGTTCCACAACCGCAACAACAAGCTGGACGACCTGACCAAAGAGTTCGAGCAGAAGCGCGAGGTCGTCATCATCGACGTGAAGAACCGCCTCCTGCTCGACGGGATGAACGCCCCGGCGGGCCGCGTGCCGTTCCCCGGCAAGGACGCGGAGATCGCGGGCGGGCGGGTTCAGAGCAAGAGCCTGGGCGAGCTGTTCGCGGAGTCCGCGGCGTTCAAGGCGTTCCGGCCCGGCGGCGGCAACAAGGTGTCCGTCGAACTGGGCGAGATCGACGTCAAGACGCTCATGACCACGAGCGCGGGCTTCGCCCCGGCGAACGACCGCAGCGACATCGTCATCCCGAGCGCGCAGCGCCGCCCGGTGGTCGCCGACCTCATCCCGCAGACGTCCACCACCGCCTCGCTCATCCGCTACATGCGCGAGACGACCTTCACCAACAACGCCGACACGGTGGAGGAGGGCGGCACCAAGCCCGAGTCCGCGCTGGGCTTCACGGAGGTGGAGTCGCCCGTCCGCAAGATCGCGACGGTCCTCCCGGTGACCGACGAGCAGCTCATGGACGTGCCGCAGATCCGCGCGGTCATCGACAACCGGCTGCGGCTCATGCTCATGCTGGCGGAGGAGGTGCAGCTGCTCACCGGCACCGGCGTCGCCCCGGACCTCGAAGGGTTCCTCGTGGTCTCCGGCACGCAGACCCAGCCGAAGGGCGCGGACCCGGCCCCGGACGCCGTTTACAAGGCGTTCACCCTCGTGCGCTGGACCGGCATGGCGGAGCCGTCGGGCGCGGTGTTCCACCCGAACGACTGGCAGGAGGTGCGCCTGCTGCGCACCACGGACGGCATTTACATCTGGGGCAACCCGAGCGAGGCCGGGCCGGAGCGCATCTGGGGCAAGCCGGTGGTCATCACCAGCGCCATGACGGAGAACACGGCGCTGACCGGCGACTTCCAGCTCTACTCGCACATCAGCCGCCGCATGGGCATCACCATCGACGCCGGGTGGATCAACGACCAGTTCATCAAGAACCAGCAGACGATCCGCGCGGAGGAGCGCCTGAGCCTGGAAATCTACCGGCCCGCGGCGTTCGCGAAGGTCACCGGCATCTGAGCCTGACGACGACGGGAGGGGCGGGGCGGCCCGCCCCTCCGGGGGATAGACGATGCCAGTAATCAGCGGGGGCAACGTGATCGGCGGGGCGATCGGCCTCTACACCAACGCGGGCGCTCCGAGCGCGGGCACCGACGAGGTGCAGTCCGTGGACATCACCGGCACGCCGACCGGCGGCACCTTCCGCCTGTCGATGGACGGCGCGGCCACGGGCGACATCGCGTACAACGCCAACGCGGCGGCGGTGCAGTCCGCGCTCGAAGCGGTGGTCGGCACCGGCAACGTCGCGGTCACCGGCACCAACCCGAACTTCTCGGTGGCCTTCCAGGGGGCGCTCTCGCAGAAGGCCGTCTCCCAGGTCGCGCTCGCCCGCAACGAACTGACCGGCGGCACCGCGCCCTCGGTCTCCACCAGCACGGACACGCCGGGCGTCACCGGCACGCACCGGGAGGCGGCGAAGGGCTCGCTGCTGACCGACACCACCAACGGCAAGCTCTACATCAACACGGGCAGCGCGGGCGACCCGACGTGGACGGTCGTGGGCGGACAGAGCTAATGGCCCTGGAATTCGCGAAAGGGGGCAAACCCGTGATCACCAGCGACGAGGAAATCTGGGCGGACGAAAACGGCAAGGCCGTTCCCTTCGGCGACGAGCGGGGCCGGACCACGCTCGTGGGCGCGGGCGGCGTCATCGACGCGCAGAAGGCGAAGGAGGCGGGCCTGACCGTCGAAGGCGGCAAGGCGACGCTGGGCAAGCCCAAGCGCGCGGAGAACGACGAAGACGAAGCGAAGGCCGAACCGGCTGCGGCTAAGGCGGTGGCGTCGGCGCCCGCCGACAAGGCACTGAAGGGACCGGCGAAGACCAAATGACGGCCGCGGAGGCGCTCGCGAAGCTGAAGCGGACGGTGGACCTCGACGCGTTCCCGCCCGTCTCGGACCAGGAGGCCGGCGACATCCTCGCCGAGTCCGCCCGCTGGTCCGAGCGGACGGGGGAGACGGAGTACGCGTTCGGGGCCTTCGTCCGCTCCGCTTCCGGCCGCCTCCTGCGCGCCGTCGCGGCGGGCACCACCGCCGCCGCCGAGCCCTCCGGCTTCGCCGCCACCTGCCGGGGCTACCTCGTCACGGACGGGACGGTGCGCTGGGAGGACGTCGGCCCCGCGCACAACGACCCCTACGATTTCACCGCCGCGAAGCGCCGCCTGTACGACCTGCGGGCGCAGCGCACGGCGGAGCTGATCGCCACGTCCGACGCCGGGCAGAGCGTGCATTTGGAGCAGCAGCACGAGCATTGGGTCAGGATGCGCGACGCGCAGAGGCCGTTCTATGCCGTCTGAGGGCGTCGCCGCGGCCGCCCGGCAGCGGGCGACCCGCGCGGGCCGGGAGCACGCCCTGCGCGCCCTGCTGACGCAGCGGTGCCGCGTCTCGCGCCCCCCGTCCGAGGCCGACGCGGCGGGCGGGGAGCGCCGCGGCGAGCCCGTTCCCGTGGGGGAGCACCCCTGCCGCGTGCGCCGCCCGGTCGGCAGCCGCTTCACGCCGGTTGGAGAGGGCGAACAGACCGAGGCCGACGCGGAGATCCTGTTCGCCCCCGGCGCGGACGTGCGGGCGGGCGACGAGCTGCTGGTGTTCGCGGAGGGCGGCGAGAGGGGCACGCTGTTCCGCGCGCGGGGCACGGACGCCGGGCGCGCGGACGCGGTGAACCTCGTGGCGAGCGTCACGCGGGAAGGCGAGGAGGTCGCGGTGCCGTCCATCATCGGGAGCAGAATATTCGGGATAGGGGCGGGCGGCGGCGGGGGCGACCCCGATCCGGACGCCACCGCGCCGATCTTCGCCTCCGCCTCCGTCCCGGCGGCGGGTACGTCCGTGGTCGCGCTCTTCACCGAGGCGGACAGCCCCCCGCTCCTCCCGGCCTCCGGGATAACGGGCTTCACCGTGGAGGTCAACGGCACGCCCGCCACGATCGAGAGCGCGGCGCGCACCGCCCCGCTCGCCATCACCCTGACGCTTTCGGAGACCGTCCTGGACACGGACACCGTCACGCTCTCCTACTCCCAGGGATCGGGCAACGTCACGGACAGCGCGGAAATGCCGAACGAACTGGCCGCCTTCACGGACGCGGCTGTGACGAACAACTCCGAGCAGACCGGCGGCGGCGGCGGGGAGACGCTGGTCTTCCGCGACACGTTCACCGAGGCGCTGGAGACGGACCTTTCCGCGCACATCCCCGACCTCGGGACCGACTGGGTCCTGCCCGACAACGGCACCAGCAACAACCGCCTCGTCGCGGGCGGCGGCGGCTACCTGTGGAACGGCAGCGGCGGCGCGCACACGTTCAGCCTCATCGACCCCGCGCCCAGCGGTGCCGACTACGCCGCCGAGGTCGATCTCACCAGCGGCGGGGGCACCAGCAGCGCGGACGGCATCGCGCTGCGCGCCGACGGGGCGAGCAGCGCCGCGATCACCGCCTACGCCGTGCGCAAACTCAAAGGGTACGGCACCAACGTAGACATCCTGAAGTTCGCCGCGGGAACGGTCGTCGGGGGCGCTCCGGTCGCCTCCTCCGCGTCGGGCGTCGCCGACACCGGCACCCTGCGCGCCGAGATCGCGGGCAACACGATCACGGTCTACCTCGACGGCGCGGAGGTGCTGACCTACACGGACGTTTCGGGCACGCCGATCACGGCGGCGGGCCGGGCGGGCGTCTACGGCTACCGCGACAGCGCGAGCGACGACGGCCTGCGCGTCGCCGAGTTCCGCTTCTACGAGGGAGGCGCGTAAGGCGTGGCCCTCTACCAGATAGACGCCGCGGTGAACCTTTCCGCGCCCGACCTCGCGTACTCGACCGAGCAGGCGGACGGGCTGACGCCCGCCTACAGCGCGGCGGGCGTGCAGGGCGCGCCGATGCAGCGGGCGAACGTCCCCGACGCCAACTTCGGCGGCGGCGACGGCCTCTCCCTGTTCCCCTTCTACGAGGCCGGGGAGCCGTCCCCGGTGCCCGGCGAGACGAGCCTGCGCCCCCGCTCGGACGGGGCGTACAGCGCGCCGCTCGCGGAGATGACCGTGCCGACGAACGGCCTCGTCAACGCCGCCGGGGCGTTCGCCGTCGCGGAGCGGTACCACGTCCCGGCGTCCGCGACGGCGGCGCTCTCCGAGGGGCAGGCGCACGCGCTGTGGGCGGTCCGCCTCCCCGAGCAGTACGGGTTCCCCTCCGCGCTGCGCTTCCAGGTGCGCAAGGTCGGCGGCGCGCTCGTCTGGTCCTTCCGCGTCGGGGCGACGAACTTTGACGGGGCGGCCGTCACGACGGACGCCTACACGCACACACTGGTCCGGCTCACCCCGGCGACCGGCGACGTGACCGTACAGGTGAAGCCGCACGGCGGCGCTCTGGTCGCGGACGCCGTCCCCGGCGCGGCCTTCGCGCCTGGCCTCGCCTTCGACGGGGGCAGCTACCTCCAGGGGGAGGGGCTGGTGACGGGCGGCGCGGACGCGGGCGGCGGAGCTACCTTCCCGCTCGCCCACCTCGTCTCCCGGGCGGGCCTCGCGCTCTACACCACGGGCCGCGCGGACGGGCAGGAAGAGCCGACCGAGGGGGATTTGACCACGCTCTCGGCGGACTACGCCGACGCCGCGTGGGTCGCGCGCAACCCGAATTTGCAGGGGGCCGTGTTCGGCGACCCGGAGGCGAACGTCCCGGCGGACGCGCCGATCCGCGCGACCGTGCGCGTCCACCGGTACAGCGACCTGCTCACCAAGCCCGGCGCGGAGGTGCTCGCCGACATCGCCAACGTCACGGGCGGCGAGGGCGTCCACCTCAACTTCTGCTACGACCCGGCGGACGGGCAGCACCCCGACGCCGACACGGACCCGGCGACGGTCGCGGCGGCGGTCGTGACGGCGCTCGCGCAGTGGGTCAACGCCGGTATCACCATACTGTCCGTGGGCGACATGAACGAGCCGGACATTTTCGGCACCCTGACGCCCGCGCAGGCCGCCGCGATCACGAACGCGCGCCTGGCCGCGGTCCGCGCCGCCTACCCGGACCTGCCGCAGAGCGTCGCGGAGTGGGGGCACTCCCACGGGGCCGCGCTGTACGAGTACCTGGACGCACTGACCGAGCCCTACGAGATCATCGCGGTTCACAACTACCACCGCGGACCGGCGGACTTCGCCCGGGACGTGGCCTACCTGCGGACCAACTACCCGGGCAAGCAGATCGCGCAGACCGAGGGCAACATCAACATCAGCCTGGAGCGGCTGACCCCCGTGACCACGCCGGTCAACCCGGGCCGGTGGGCCTGGGCGGGCGCGGTCGCCGTCGCCGCCCCGCTGGATTTGTTCGCCTCGCTCGGGGCGGACGCGGTGCCGTTCTGGACCTACTGGGCGGCGGGCGAGAATCCCGCGCTCGTGGGCGGCGACCTGACCGCGACGGGACTCGTCACGGTGGACGGCGAGGACAAGCCCCACGCGCACGTCATGAACTGGTTCGCGCAGATGGCCGCGCGCGTGCTGCCCGTGACGGCCTCGGGGCGGGCGGCGGGCATCCTCGCGCGCGACGCCGCCGGGACGCGCCTGGACTGCCTGCTCTACCAGGTGAGCGTCCTGAAGGCGTCGCCGGGCGCGGGCAGCCGCGTGCGCGTCGCGGTGGACAACCTCCCGGACGGGATGGCCGTGGAGTCCGCCTACCGCGTGGACAGGAACCACGCCAGCATTTTCGAGAGCGGGGACGCGGCGCTCGTCTCCGAGCCGGAGCTGGTGAGCGTGGATTCGGACGGCTTTTCGGCGGCGCTCGCGCCCGGGTCGCTGCTGCTGGTGTCGCTGGCGGCGGCGGACCCGGGGGAGCAGCCGGGCGGAACCCCCTTCGAGCAGTACGTGGAGGTGATGAGTTGTTAACGGGCATCTTCAAGCCGGGCGACGCGGTGGTGGTGCAGTTCCCCACGCAGGACCAGGAGGGGGCGGGGGCCGCGCCGGACGCGCTGCCGACCGCCGCCCTGTACCGCAACGGCGTGGCGGACGCGGAAGTCGCGGTCACGGTCGCGGCGGCGGCCGGGGAGTCCGCGCTCTTCAACGCCTCCTTCACGATCCCGGCGGACTACGCCGTGGGCGACTGCGTCTCGATGGTCCCGACCGCCACCGTGGACGGCGTGACATCGCCGCCGACGCCCCTCTGGCAGACGCGCCTGGACACCCCGACGAACCTCCTCCTGGCGGCGATGGGGAGCGCGACCGTGCAGACGCTGGTGAACGCCGGGAGCGGCTACCCGCGCGAGGCGCTGGGCCTCACCGCCGACGACGTCGCGGGCGGGATTCTCTACCAGGTGAAGGGCAACGACGGCCGCGCCGTGGTTGTCCCGAGCGACGCAACCGTTTCCTTCGTGCTCCGGAAGAAGGGCGCGGAGACGGCCACGACGATCGGGGGCAGCGTGCTGTTCGGGGCGCTCGGCTTCGTCGCCTCGGACGCCTTCGACGCGGAGGACGCCGTTCCCGAGGCCGGGGACTACGAGATGACCGTGAGCGTGGCGGGCCTGACCTACCCGCTCGGGCACAGGATCGCCGTGCGCATCGCGGAGAGCCTGGACTGATGGCTCCCGCCCTCCGCCCGCTGAACGCGACGCACACGCGCGTCGGCAACAGCATCGGCGGCCTGTCGCCGCGGGGGCTGACCTTTCCGGACGGCTCGCCCGTGCGCGCGGCGGTCCCGGCGACGGTCGCGCGCGTGGGCGTGGAGCGGGACGGGAAGATCCGCCTGGTATCGGAGTGGAACGAGGGCGGCGGGCACACCGTGTGGGTCACGCCCGGGGGCGAGCAGGCCGGGCACGCTTTTGATTTCCCGTTCGAGGCCCCCCCGTTCGCGGTGGGGCTCGCCCCGGGCGACACGGACGCGGACCGGGAGTGGCACCAGACCGAGGAGGTCCCCCAGGGGGCCGTCCTGCGCGGCGTGCGCGGCGTGGCGTGGGAGCAGACGCCGTGGGGGCGCTTCACGCTCACGACCCCGGAGGCGACGCTGCACAGCACCGTTCAGACCGACTGCGTGGTGCCGGACCCGAAGGACCCGACGCTGCTGTACGACGCGAACACGCGCTACAAAATGCGCTGGGCGGAGCGCGGCGACGGGCGGGAGTGGCACTTCGCCGGGGACACGATCGCCCCGGCGCTGTACCCGACCGACCCGCGCCTGCACGTCCACGCCATCGGGCAGGGATCGCACCGCACCACGTTCCGCGCGTTCCGGGCGGGGGGCGAGACGTACCTGGCGAGCGGGGCGAACGAGGTGGACTTCCACCGCTGGGACGCCCTGACGAACCTGTGGGTTCCCGCCGCCTCGGTGATGGTGCGCCCGCCGCGGAGCGACAACGCGACGCCGGGCTGGCCGCCGGAAGCGCCGGAAGTGGCCTGGGGGCAGGGCTTGCTGTGGCGGGACGCGGACGGCGACGGCCACATGGAGGCGGGCGAGTACGAACTGACCGACCTGCCCGCGCCGCTGTGGAACGAGTTCGACGCGCAGGTCGGCCCGTACGGCTCGGTGACGTGGAGGGGCTACGGCTCCGACGCCGCGAAGGGCTGTTACGAGCTGTGGCCGCTCGAAGGCGGGGAGTGGGATCACTTCGACTACCCCGCTTCCCTGCTCGACTGCGACTGCGTAGAGATGACCCGCCACCATTTTGACGACGGCACGTTCTACGCCGTGCGCCGCCAGGGCGACGGGTGGGAACTTTCCGCGCACAAGCGGGGGCCGGATTACGCGATCTGGCGCACGCCGCTGCCGTGGGTCAAGGGGGTGCGCCGGGGAACGGCGACGCACGAACTGCCGAACTTCGCGCCGGGCGAGCTGGTCGGCGCGCTCGCCGTGGAGGGCGACTTCGTCTTCCTCGCGCACGGGCAGGGCGGCGGCGTGGACGTCTTCCGGCGCGACACCGGGGAGCCGGTGGGCCGGATGGCGACGGACCTGGCTCCGAACTCCACCCTTGACGAGCCGCGCGGCGGCTTCCACGTGTGGCGGCGGGGCGGCGGGCGTGGCGCGGAGTACGTCTGCTCCCTGATGGACTTCAACGGCAGCGCGGCGCTCCTGTGGAGGGTGCCGGAAGCGGAGCTTTCGCGGTGAGCGGGGCAGCGGGGTTGATGGTCAAGCCGGGCACGCCGGGCGTGTCCGTGGGCGGCGCAGATTCCCAGTCGATGAAGCCGCCGAAACAGACGACGGAAGGGCCGGCCGTTATGGCAGCTACAGCGAAACCATACGACGACGGTGCCGACCGGAGAAGGGCCGCTCCCCGGTCGCGCGGGCAGGGTTCCCCTGACCTCAACGGCGTCGCGGACGGGGGAGAAGAGGCCGTGGAGCAGCTAAAGACGGCGGTGCGGCAGGTTGAGTGGGCGCTGATGAACTTCGAGACCCGGCAGAAGGAAGCCGCCGACCGGGAGCGCCAGAACTCCATCCTGCTCGGGACGATCAACGAGGCGGTCATCGGGATTCGGGCGGACATGATGCACCAGCGCGCGATTAACGACGGCTCCTCCACCGCGATGGCGGAGGTGCAGCGCCGCCTGTACGCGGCGGAGCAGGCGCTTTCGCTGCACAAGCAGGAGCAGGCCGCCCAGGAGCGCGACCTGCGCGAGGCAGAGGCGCGGGCGCAGAAGGCGGAGGACGCGCGGGAGCGCGACCGGCGCGAGGCGGAGGAGCGCGTGCAGAAGATGCAGGACCAGATCGTGGGCGGCATCCGGTGGGCGTCGGTGATCGGGCTGACCATCGTCGGGACCATGCTCACGCTGATCGGCCTGGTGCTGCGCGGGAAGGGGCTCGGCTAAATGATCGACTACCTGGCACTTGCGGCGTTCGGCGCGCTGATCCTGGCGGCGACGTCGGTCGTGAAGCGGGTCCTGAAGCTGAAAGACTACTGGGTACTCGCCTGCTCGCTCCTGCTTGCGGCGGCGACGTCCCTGATGGCGTTCTACGGGCGCGTGACGCTCACGCCGGGCGACCCGCCCGTGAACGGCCTGGAGGCGCTCCTGCGGGGACTGCTGGCGGCCATCGTGGCGACCGGACTGCACCAACAGGCGAAGCAGGCGCGGAAAGCGAAGGGAGGCGGCGATGTTCGGTGACCTGGGGTGGGCGGTCAAGCTGATCGAGAAGATCGCGCGGGCGAAGCGACTCCCGAAGGACACGCCGCAGCGCGTCCATCTGCTGAACACGGTCCAGGACGAAGTCATGCAGCGGATCTGGGGCACCGAGACCGGCAGGAAGAAAAGCAACGCCGCGAAGGCGGTGGAGGAGGTCGATTGAAAGTCCGGGGCATCGTCGTACACGTTTCGGCCTCCACCTGGGGGGACGCGAAGGCGATCCGCTCCTGGCACGTGGAGGGCAACGGGTGGGCGGACATCGGCTACCACGGCGTGATCCTCAACGGCGTCCGGACGTACCGGGCCGCCTACGCAGTCGCCCTCGACGGCAAGATCGAGCCCGGCAGGCCGGAGGGACAGCAGGGCGCGCACTGCAAGGCGGGCGGCATGAACGCGGTGAGCCTGGGCGTCTGCTGCGTCGGGAACCCCGGCTGGCCCGTGACCGACGCCGAAGGGAAGGCCGTCGCCGAAGCCCCGGCGGACGTGCGGGTGCGCCGCTACCTGACCCTGCGGCAGTACGGGGCGCTCGTTCACTGGCTGGCGGCCAACTGCCGCCAGTACGGCCTCGACCCGCTCGGCACGTTCACGCACCCGGCGACGGGCAAGGTGATCCCGGTCATCACGCAGCACTCCGACCACGACCGGGGGAAGCCGTTCTGCGCGTCTCTGCGGCTGGGACCGGTCCGGGCGGCGGTGGCGGCGAAGATGGAGGATTCCTGATGCCGGAGAAGACCGCCGACGAGGTTCTGGCAGAGGCCGCGCGGGGGCTGGCCGCCGCGCTGCGGGCGACGCTCGCCGCCGACGTGGCGGGCCTGACCGCGCGCGTCGCCGCCCTGGAAGCGAAGCCGCCGCCGCCCGACGAGGAAGTGCCCGACGACGACCCGCCGCCGCCGGACCCGTCCGCCGTGCCCGTCCTGGCGGGCGTCACCTTCACGCCGGAGCACAACGCGGTCCGCCTCGCCTGGCCCTACGTGCCGGGCGCGGCCGACTACTCGATGCGCGACCCCGACGACCCGACATGGATCAAGTTCACCGCGGGCTACAACGTCGGGCAGGCGAACGGGACGCCCGCCTCCCTCGTCGTCGAGGCGTGGCCGGTGGTCGGCCCCTACGTCTTCGACCCGGAGCACGACGCCTTTTCCGTCCTGAACGGCACGCGCCCCGGCGTGGAGCCCTTCGAGGTGGACACCCCGGAGCGGCTCTTCGCGCTGCTCGGCACGCCGCTCGCCCGCTCCGCGCCCGTGCCCGTCCACGCCGCGCCCCACCCGGCCCTGAAGGACCCCGACACGGTCTTCTTCGAGGACTGGGCGGGCAGGGAGCACCGGCACGCGGAGGAGTTCCCCTTCCCGGCGGACTGGGTCGCCCCCAACGTCAACGTCGGGCACCCCTTCTCCGAGCGCAAGGCGTTCCGGATCGGGGGCGTGGAGTTCTACGACTACTCCACGAATGAGCGTTACACGTCCCGGTTCGCGCACAAGGCGCACATGATGACCGTCACCAGCGACGGGCCGACCGCGCCCTACGGGGAGGCGCACAGCAACTACAGCGCGCAGGTGATCGCCCCGCCGCCCGTGACGCTGGCCCCCGGCGGCTACGTCGAGTTGGAGTTCTCCGTGGACGCCTGCGTCACCGAGCGCATCTGGTTCGAGGCGACGCTGCTCGACGCGGCGGACCCGCTGCTGTACCCGAACGAGACGAAGGACAAGGAACTCTTCCCCTCCGGCCCCGGCGGCCGTCCGGCGTTCTGGGCCTACTTCGACCGGGCGAAGTGGTACGCCTACCGGATGGACGCCCTGCCGGACGGGAGGCGCAACGTCTTCGCGGAGGGGCCGGTCTCCTTCGACAACCCGGACTGGTGGCGCTACTGGCGGACCACCTGGAACGGGGAGCCGAACGGACGGAACAACCCGCGCCGGGAGGAGGGGCCGTACTACGGCAACCTCGACAACCGCAGCACGTTCCGCTACCGCGTGACCGAGACGTGGGCGCACCTGAGCGAGACGACGCCGCGCGGCGAGGTCATCGACTACCGCCTCGACTACGCGCACGCGCCCCTGCCGCCGGGCGAAAAGCGGTGGTACGTCACCGACATGGTCTACCACACCAAGCTGATGATCGACGGGTTCCGCGACGCCGGGATAGAGCCGTACCGCGTGCTCTGCGCGCCGTACCACCACGTCGGCCACTGGGGGCCGCTGGTCGTGAAGGCGGGGAAGCAGCCGTGAGGATCGAGGCGACCGTCCGGAGCGGCATCCCGGCGCTCACGGACGCCCTGCGCGGCGAGGGGAGCCAGATCGTGCGCAAGGCGACCTTCGACGTCTCCGCCCGCACGAAGGTCAACATCGCGCAGAAGTACCAGGCCGTCGATACCGCGTTCATGCTCAACAGCGTGGGCGAGCGCATCGTCTCCCCGTTCGAGGGGGAGAGCTACGTCGGCGCGGAGTACGGCCCTTACGTCCACAACGGGGCGAACGGGCGCGAGCCGCGGCCCTTCCAGGATGACGCGGTGGAGGAGGTCATGCCGACCTTCGAGCGGGCCGTGGAGGGGCTGTTCGACAAGGCCAACAGGAGCGTGCCCTAAATGCCGGACGTGACGGAAACCGCGGCGATCAGCGAATACCTGTACGCGCTGCTCCGGGAGGACCCGGTGCTCTGCGAGCCCGCGGACGGGCTTTCCCTGGCGGACGGGACGGGCGCGGCGCGGGTCTACGCGGAGCGTGCTCCCGTGGACGCGCCCCTGCCGTTTATCGTCTTCTCGCTGCAAGAGGGCGGCGCTGCGGGCGCGGAGATGGCGCTGTGCGGGGTGCCGGTGCTGACCGGCCTCTCGTTCGCGGTGCGCGCGTGGGGCCGGAACACCGGCTACGCGGCGCTGCACGTGTGGGAGAAGCGGATCGATGACCTGCTCTCCGGCGCGCGGGCGGAGCACGCCGGGTGGCGTCTCTGCGCCGAGCGGGAGGGGTCCGCGCGGACCCCCCCGGTTCCCGAAAACGGCGGTACCCGGCTGTACGCGGCGGGCGGGGTTTACCGGTTCTACGTCACCGCTGCACCCGAGGAGGAGTAAGAAGCAATGCCTGTAGTGAACGCGGCCAGCGTGTTCGAGGTGGGGTACCAGGACGGCGGGGCGTACAGCGCCGCCGGGCCGACCTACGGGGCGACCGTGCCCATGCAGTGCCTGGTGTCCGACTGGAACAAGACGCTCGGCTCCAAGACCGACGAGGTCGCCGCCATCTGCGAGGACAACGGGACGCTCGTCATCACCGGTTCCACCGGACAGATCACGTTCACCGCCTACGTGGGGACCGGGGGCTTCACCTGGGACGACCTGCACCAGCACTTCGTCAAGTTCCTGTACTCGGAGGACGGCGTGCTGGCGGACAAGACCGTGGAGACCGTCATCACGGACGTGGGCGTGGTCATCACGCAGGGGCGGGCGCAGACCCAGCGCGTCACCGCGCGGATCATCGACCCGACCAGCTAAGCACCCGGAAAGGAGGGCTCCCCTTTGGGCCTGAAGCGGATCAGCGGCAAGGCGCGCGAGAAGCGCCAGAGTGAGAAGATGCGCACGGCGCTCGTGGTGGAGGCGGACGGGGACACCCTCCGCTTCCGCCGCCCGGTGTTTCCGGACCTGTACACCACCGCCGAAGACGTGCTCGCCGTGCGCGTGGAATTCCCCGGCCTGCCCGACGCCTTCTACAAGGACGTCATCAGCATGGGCCGGTGCTACCTCGCCGACGCCACCGACGACGCCGGGCTCGACCCGGTGCTCGGACTGGCGGAGCTGGCGATGGGGATGCCGTCCGTCTTCGTGGACGTCAAGAACAAGTTTAACGAAGCGTTCGCCGACGTGTTCGACCTGGCGGCCGCGGTGGACGAAGCAAAAAACGACTCGACGCAGTAGGGCAGACCGTCCTGTACTACTGCGTCAAGCACCTGCACCGGCTCCCCCACGAGGTGCCGGGCCTCGACCGGGACGCCGCGGCGCTCCTGGTGGTGGCGGGGGATCGGATCGACAAGCAGGAGGCGGAGATGGCCGTGATCGCGGGCGGCGGGAAGATCGTGTAGCGTACCAATGGCACTGTCACAACTGCTCGTGCGGATACGGATGGACGGCGCGGACCGGGCGGTGCGCGACCTCGACGGCGTGGAGCGCGGGCTGCAGGGCGCGGCCCGGGGCGCGGCGGCGGCGGCGCTGTCGGCCGCCTCGTTCGCGCAGAACCTGGGCCTGGCGGCGACGGCCGCGGTGGGCCTCACCTCCGCGCTCGCCTTCGGGACGGCGGTGCAGTTCGACTCCCTGACGCGCGGCCTCGCCACGGTCTCCACCGGGGCGGCGGACCTTCAGGGGCAGCTTTCGCGGCTGCAGCAGGTCGCGCGCCTGCCGGGCCTCTCGTTCGAGGAGGCGGTGCGCGGCTCTCTGGCCCTGCAGACAGTCGGCTTCTCCGCGCAGTTCGCGGAGCGGGCGCTGGCCGCGTTCGGCAACGCGACCGCGAGCGCGGGCGGCACCAGCCAGGATCTCGGGGAGGCGCTGCGGCAGGTGCAGCAGATCATCTCCGCCGGGCGGGTGACGGCGGAGAACCTGAACGTGATCGCGGAGCGCGTGCCGCAGGTGCGCACCGCCATGCTGCAGCTCTACGGGACGCTTTCCGGGGAGGAGCTGCAGGCGCGCGGCCTGTCCGCGCAGCAGGTGATCGAGGGGCTGGTGGGGCAGCTCGAGCGGCTCCCCTCCGTCTCCGGCGGCGCGGCCAACGCCATCGAGAACTTCGGGGACCGGCTGCAGCAGGCGCTCCGCCCGCTCGGTCAGGGGCTCATCGAGGGGCTGAACGCCGCGGGTCCGGCCGTGGATGGGTTCCTGGGGGCCGTGGAGGCGCGGATGCGCGCGGTGGGCGAGGTGCTGAGCGCGGTGGGCCGCTCCGGCGTCCTGCGCGACTCGCTGGCGGGCTTCGGCGCGCTGTTCGGCGCGGACGTGCGCAGCTTCCAGGCCGTGGTCGTGGAGGTGGCGGCGACCGTGCTCACCATCGCGGCGAACCTGCCCAAAGCCTTCCAGGACGCCGCGGCCTACGCCCGCAGCCTGTTCGACGTGCTCGGCAGTAACATCGCCGAGACGTTCCGCTACGCGGAGCAGTCCACGCGATCCTTCATCTCCGGCATCACGGCGGTGGTGCAGGCGGTCACGACGCCGCTGCTGGATTTGGTGGGCCTGTTCGCGCCCATGATCCTGGTGCCGCTGCGGGGGGGGCTTCAGAGCATCCTGGAGGTGCTGCAGACCGAGGTCAAGAACGTCTTCGACCCCGTCACCGCGCCCAACTACCGCGCGCTGCCCGCCGCGCCGCAGATCGACCTTCTCGACGGCCGCGACGAGCGCAGCCGCCGCATCCGGGACGCGACCCGCCCGCTCGGACTGCCGGAGGGGCTGACCTTCGGCGGGCAAGCGCAGGGGGGGACGTCCCCGGCCGCGCAGCAGCAGCAGCGCACGGCGGACCGGAACGCGGACCTGCTGGCCGCGATCGAGCGCAACACGGCGCAGGCGGCGGAGGCGCTGTCGCTCCGGCGGCAGGCATTGGGCGGGGGTGCCCTCGCCCGCCTGGGGGTGACGCCCGCCGAACTCGCCGCGGCGACGGGCGGGACGGGGAGAGCGCCGGGCGAGTCGGAGTACCGCGCGCCGATCAGCGCCCTGGAGCAGAACATCCGGCAGATCGTGCGCACGCAGGCGGCCAAAAGCCGCTTCGCCCCGAGGTAAACGAACTTGGCAGAGGAATGGCCGCTGACGGTAGAGCTCGACGTCCCCGAGCCGCGCATCGAGCGCGACAGGCTCGTGCTCTCGATGGACGGCACCAGCTTCGACCTGGCCGTGGGGGAGAACGTCTACATAGACCCCGTGACGCGCACGGCGATGCTGCTCCCGCTCCCGCTGTCGGCCGCGTGGCGGACCACGTTCACCGGGGACTACGCCCGGCTCACGAAGGCCGACTACACCCTCCTCACGGCCGCGCAGTGGTACGAGAACCCGCGCCGGGCGGCGGGGGACGTCTACCTGCAGTCGCGCGGGCCGCAGCCGGAAGTCGTGACCACGACCGCCACCTACCCGGCGAACCAGCCGGTGTTCCTGTCCGCCCACGTGCCCGGCTTCGAGGACCTGACGGACCAGGACGTGCTCGTGTGCGGCTGGGGTACCGAGGCGGAGGCGGGCAGCGTGTGGGTCCGGTTCCGGGCGAGCGGGGCCGCCGCCGTCTACAAGGGCGCGGACCTGGTGGGCGTGTACGACTGGCAGGGCGAACGCTACGACAGCGCGAACAGCAAGGGCCGCCCCCAGTCACGCGCGGGCAAGACCGTGGACTTCCTGCTGCTGCCGTGTCGCCGCCGGGAGCTCCTCGTCGTCACCAGCGACGGCGGCTTCACCCACGCCTTCGCCGACCTCGACGCGGCGAGCGAGACGAACGAGATCACCCCCGGCGCTTCGTTCTTCTGGCGGGTGCCGACCGGTCAGGCCTGCGTGCAGTGCGCCCCCTGCCGCTTCGCCCAGACTGGTAAGGTCTACAGCCCGGTCATCACGACCCGCTACCCGCCGGCGCTTGGGCAGACCTTCGGCTACCTGTACGCGCGCGACCGGGTCGGCCCGCTCGCCCCCACGACCGGGGAATCCTCCGCACTGGTCACGGCCGCGCTCGGCTCCTACACGCCGGACGGGGCGGAGGACCAGCTGCGCATCGAGACCACCCTCACGGGGGACGGGGACGCCTCGCCCGGCCTCTACGCCGTGGACGCGATCAGCGCGCGCACCACGACCACGACCGCCGACCAGCCGTTCGACATCACCTGTCGCCTGAAGGAGCTGGTCATAACCGTCCCGGAGACGGGCGGGGCGACGGCGACGATGCGGCTTTCCGACCCCGATGCCCTGGAAGCCGCGGGCCTGGAGCAGCCGGAAGACATCGGGGACCGGCCGTTTAGGATCGCCGTGGGCGGGGCGATACCGGCGGACCCCGAGGAAGAGCCCGGCCCGGTCGTGGACGTCCTGCGCGGCGTCGTGGAGCGCCCGACGATCACCGAGGGCAGGCGCAGCGGCAACACGAAGCTGGACTACAACCTGCTCGACCGGGAGCAGGAGTTCGTGGACTACACCTTCGCGGACACGCTCCCCTATGACGGATTGGCGCTCACCGCGACGATCGAGGACCTGGTCAAGACCGCGGGCTTCGAAGCCGCGGACTGCCTGATATCGGTGGACGCCTTCGAGCTTCCGTCGTCTCCCGGCATGAGTCAGGCGCAGTGGGAGCTGCTGCCGCAGCGCGGGGACACGGTCGCGCAGTGGCTGGAGCGGCTGCACGCGGACTTCGCGGCGACGTGGGTGCGCGGCTGGGTGCCGACGCTGTCGGGGTATAAGTACCGCTTTCAAGACCCGGCGGACCTCGGGGCCGGGCCGCACGCCGTGCTCTACCGGGACGTCGCGGACGGGGTGGCGGCGGGCCTGACGCGCACGATGGCGATGAAGCGGCGCGTGCTGTCGCTGACGCGGGAGAAGGTGCGGGCGGAGGCCAACCAGGTGATTGTCGTGGGGCAGGACCCGCGCACGCTGCGCTACCTCACGGCGCAGTACGACGACGCGGCCGCGCAGGACCCGACCACGGCTCCGGCCAGCCGGCCGGTGAACTGGGCGGGGAAGGTCCGGCGCACACAGCACCTCGACCCGGCCATCACGACGCAGGCGGCGGCGGACCGGGCCAAAGACATCCTGGCGGCCCGCCTCGCGTCCGCGCGCACCTACGGGATCTTCCAGGCGTCCGACTTCCTGATCCGCCACAGCGACGACCGGCCCATCTGGAAGGGCGACGTCATCCGGGTCTTCGAGTGCGGCGGGTTCAACTCCGCGACCGACCCTTACCGGGACTACCGCGTGGTGGCGATCCCGGAGATCCGCTTCACCAGCGAGCGGACCGCGACCCTGGCGAGCACCAGCCCGAAGCAGACGGTGCGGCGGGCGACGTACCGGGGGCTGCAGATCGCGGAGGCGAACTATTGAGGGCGGGAGGTTTCCACCTGGGCGCAGGGCAGCCAGCCCGCGCGGCCCGTCTCCTCCCCGCCGCGGACCGTGACGCGGCAGGCGGACCCGTCGCGCTCCGCCAGGGACAGCGGCGTGCCGTTCGGGACGCTGAACAGCCGCCCCGCCTCGCGCAGCCGCACCACCGCGCCGTTGTCCGCCTTCGCCCGCGTGTCGGCGGCGTTCGTGGGCGCGAACCGGGCGGCGACGGACCGCAGGGCGTCGTAGTCCTCCCGCGCGGCGGCGAGGGTCACGTGGTCCAAGCCGGTGTCCAGGGAGCGGGCGACGGTCCCGGGGCGGCCCCGCACCAGGCCCGCCACCAGCGGGGCGAGCAGCAGGACGGCGAGCACCGCCAGGAACAGCGGCAGCGGGCGGATCGCGGACGGGGCGGCGGTGGCTTTGGGCTTCATGATCTCTTCGTGTCTCCTGTGACGGTCACACCGTACACCAACTATAACGGCGCTTACAGTGACATCCGACACCCCGAACCGGGCGCCGGTTGCACCCCGGCGCAGAAATCACCCCTGATCGTGCGGGATGGATCGCGTTAATGGCGTTCAAAACCGGTAATTCTCGCACCTACACCGTGTCGGGCACGGTCACGGGGACGCTGTCGCCGTGGGACGCGACCCTCGACCCGGAGGAGGACCAGACCGAGGACCTCTCCACGCGGATCGTCTTCTCCGTGACGTGCGGGCTGGGCAGCGTCTCCGCCGACTTCACCAACGCGGGGCCGGGGCTGGGGACGGGGCCGATCACCCTGAACGCCGCGGTGCCGGGCGACGTGGACTCGTCGCTGACCAACGGCCACGGCGGGTACGACCTCGCCATCGTCGGCTCGTGGTCCATCGAGACGCCCGTGGAGGAGTGGTTCGAGACCTACGGCGGCGGCGGTTCGGGCGGCTGGCACAACGGCGTCCCCGACGCGCCCCCGTGGACGGGGATACGGTTCTTCGAGCGGGTCGCGGCGGGCACGGCGACGGCGACGATCACCCTGAACGGCGAGACCCTGACGGTGTCCGCGCCGACCACGCCGGGCGCGGAGATCACGGAGACGGTCGCGCTTTCGGCGTTCCTCTCCACCTTCGTCGGCTCGGCGAACCCGGCGGCGCGCAGCGCGGGCGACGTGACGTGGACGGTGAGCGGGGCGACCCTGTCCGTGCCGCCCACCGCGGCCTCGGACTCGGACGCGGACGGCGACGCGACGGCGACCGTGGACACCGACGAGATCCGCCTGACCGCCTCCTCGATGCCGCTCACCGAGGCGGAGGCCGACCTGGCGTACCGTCCGGACAAGCCGGTGGACTGGGCCGCGCAGGTCAACGCGATGGAGGTTCCCTACCCGGAGAGTCTGGACGTGTCCGTGTCGGGCCTGGGGACGCCGACCACGATCACGGCGGGCGGCGGCGCGTTCTCCCGCTCGTTCACGCAGCGGTTTTACACGGCGGACGCGGAGGTGCGGCGCAACCCCGTCTCCCCCACGTTCGCGGACGGGGACCTGAACCAGGAGGACACTTATGCCCCGGTCTCCGCGCAGATCGTCTCCACGTCCCTGGCGGCCAACGACGACGAGGAGCGCCTGACCAGGCTGCCGATTAGGGGCAAGCTCTTTAGCGGCTTGTCGCTCTCGCAGGCCGCGACGCACACGGTGGAGGGTGCGTGGACGGACCCGACGATCACGGCCATCGGGGGCGCGACGGTGGGCGTCTCCGGGGGCGTGCTCTCGATAGCCGCCGGGGGGAGCGCCGGGGGCGGCGTGGCAACCTTCGACCCGGAGAAGGGGGCGAGCTCCTACCGCTACCTGCGCGTCCGCGCCCGCACCGTGGGCAGCGCCTCCCAGCCCTTTACCGTGGTCATCCCCCCGGCGGACGTCTCCGTGGGCGCGAACGAGACGGACGTCTACGGCGGCGCGGAGACCCCGGCGAAGGAGTGGGCGGCACAGAGCGGCGCGGACGGGACCTGGGTGGACATAGACCTCGACCTGTGCCGCCCCGACAACATCACCGACGCCACCGACGACCAGGACAGCGACTTCCCGCGCCCGACGCGCCGCCCCCGCTATATGGGCGTGTGGCGGATTCCCGAACTGCGCTTCGAGGGCGTCCCGTCCGGCGTGACGCTGGAGATAGACAGCGTGCAGCTGGTCCGGCTCGGGGCGGCCTCCTACCTGGACTACCTGCCGACGTTCTACCGGGGGCAGTACAACGACGCCGTGCCGGAGATGGACGAGGAGTGGCCGGAAAGGAAGGGGCCGGACCGGGAGGTGAGCGAGTCGGAGACGACGAGTTACGACTACCGGCGGCGGTTCCTGCTCGGGCGCACGGACGGGGCGCAGGGCCTCGACGAGACGGACCTGGAGTACACGATGACCGTGGGGGGCGTCACGGGCACGGTGAGCTATGCCTTCCTCGCGCAGAGCATCGCGCAGCTGGCGGCGGCGGTGAACGCGGTAGACGGGGGGATCACGCGCTGGCCCGGCTGGTCGGCGACCGTGGACGCCCCGGTGAACGACGCCTCGGAGAACGCGCACGACGGCTATTACAACCGCGACCTGTACGCGGTGTACCTGCGGGGCGGCGGGGCGCTCTGGTCCGGCGGGTGGTCGTTCGGGTTCGACCTGGCCGCCGGTTCGGCCCAGGCGCAGCCGCTGTACGACGAGGTGGAGTGGTTCCACGGCGCGTCGCTCTTCTACGGCTCCGGGGTGCTGCGGGCGGCGCAGATCCTGCGGGCGGGCGGGCACGGCCTCCTCTTCGACGGCGCGACCTGGGAGCCGCTGGCGTCCGAAACGGTGACGGCGAAGGAGGCGGGGGCGAGCCGGGGCAGCGGTTCGAGCGACTCGGACGGCTACTTCCAGACGGAGGGGCCGTACCTCCACGCGGACGTTCCCCACCGGACGGCGCAGCTGGAGACGGCGGCGCAGGTGCTCACGCGCGAGTTCTGGCCGCGGCGGCGGGGCCGGGGCGTGCTGGTCTCCGTGGAGGAGCTGGTCATCGAGTGGCTCTCGATGGACAGCAGCGCCCCGGGCAGGCTGGCAAGGGCGGGCGTCACCAGCGGGGGCAGCGTCACGCTCGGGTTCGCGGAGGACTACCTGGCGAGCAGTTGGGACGACGGGGACACGGGCATCGCCGGGGCGCGGCCCACGATCCGCTACGAGTGGCAGAGCGCCTCGCAGCGGCTGTACCTGGCGTATGAGAGCGGCGGGGGCATCCTGCGCCGCCACAGCGACGACGAGGGGGGGACCTGGTCCGTGCCGACGACGATCACTTCGAGCGGGGAGTACCCCGCGTTCGACATCCTCCCGAACGGGGCGCAGCACCACTATTGGCGCGACAGCGGGGGCGCGATCAAGGGCAAGGTGTTCGACCGGCAGGGGAACGAAGTCGTGGGCGTCTTCACCGCCGTCGCCTCCGGGGTGGACGATTCCGTGTTTGCGGTTCGTTTTGACAAATCCGCAAGCCGCTGGTTTTTATTGTACTCCTCCGGTGGCACTCCCACGACCGTCACCAGCGCGGACGGGGAGACCTTCAGCTAACAAAAACCGACACCCTCCCAGTGATCCTTCGGAGGGTGTCGGCGGCTTTACGTCCGGTGGGCACGCTCGCAGAGGTTACGAGTCTCTGGTCGTCGCGGTGCCTTCGCGGACTAGTGGGTGAATGAACGCTGTAATTATACCCCGTCTGGTTCCTGCAACGTATCGTCATCGCCATATTACTGTATAATTATATTGCATGATTTTGCGCAAAGTTATTCGATTGTGTAATACCAACGTCGAAGGGAAACAGGCACGATGCGGGCGCGTTATCGCGGGTTCTCGGGGTTCTTCGCGGCACTACTGGGGTTACTGTTCCTGATGACACCGTCGCAAGCTACGGCGACGGAGTGGTGGGAGTCGATCCCGGTCCATACCGGGCCGGGGGCGGACTTCCGGATTCAGTGGGGCGACCCGATGCTCGGGGCGGACGGGCAGAGCATCGAACTGCCGCTCACGGTGGCCGGCGTCGGCTTCTCCGTCACGGGCGGCACGGACGGCACGCCCTGGGCCTACTCGTTCTCCACCATGTTCGTGCCCAACTCCGTGGTCGTGCAGAGCCAGTGGGTACACGAATGGGGCATCTACTGGGGGCCGGAGGGGAACATGGTCCTGACGGACACGGAACTGGAGGTCAACCCCTGGGAGACGTCGTTCGCGCCCACGACCTACGGCGCTCCGTCGAACCCGTCCGCCTACGGGGGGATGGCCGCGATCCTGGACATGGAATCCCGCTTCGTGCGGCAGTACCCCCACGTCTACGGCAACGACCAGCTCTTCGCCGTCGTGTGGGTGCTGTGCGACGCCTACGAGTGGGTCATGGACCCCAGCGACCCGAGCGGGAATACGGGCTCCTACGTCTACTCGGGGCAGGCGCGCATCCGGGCGCGGGAGCAGTTCACGGGCGCGACCACGGCGGCCTCGCCCCACTTCGGGCGTCCGTGGCCGACCTGGCAGACGCAGCTGCCGCCGGAGCTGGGCGCGCGGCCGGGCGGGACGTACCCCACGATGCCGCCGTACTTCGACCTGATCTTTGCCACGATCAACCCGCCGACGCAGCAGGGGCCGGGCGGCGGGCCGGGCGGCGGCTTCGAGGGGGGCGACTGGTAGGCGCCTGCCGGATAGGCGCCTACCGCTTGCGGCGCCGCGCGAGGGGCCAGCCCGCCGGGATGAACGCCACCCCGGCGGGCAGTCTTTTGCGCAGGTACCGGCCCAGCGGCCCCGGGGCGGACCGCAGGCGGGCGAGCACGGGCACGATCACCCGGAAGGTCAGCACGAAGGCGACGCGGTCCCGGAGCGGCGTGCCCGGCGGGACGCGCGGCGTCATCTTCCGCGGCGGCGAGGAGATCGGCGACGGGTCCATCAGGCAGCCCCTTCGGTCAACTCCCGGCACCGGGCGAGTTCGCCCTGTACGGCGGCCCGCGCCCGCTCCCACTGCTCCTGCGCGATGAACCCGTCGCGCACCAGCATGGTCGCCACGTCCCAGGCGGCGAGTTGCAGGGCGCGGGCGGCTTCCTTCCCCCGCTCGCGCGCGAGCCGCGCCTCCATGTTCGCCATCGACTGCGCGTTGATCCTCATCGCAAGTTCCTCGGTTCCGGTCATCGCGGCCCCCTTCCCGGCGTTATGTTCACCACAACTCTGATTATCACGCTCAAAACGTCGTTCGCCTCATCCGGGACCGAAGCCGGATTCCCCCGGGGCGATGCGTCCGTCCTCCCCACGCAGTCGATGTCAGTTGTCAAGTTGTGGACTTCACCCGGCATGGTTGTCAACCTCCTCCACCGCGTAGGGCGGCGGCGTCATGGCGACGCCGCGCGTGTACCGGAACGCCGGTTCGTCATCCCAGTAGGCCATGTACTTCCCGTCCACGCGCTTCCCGCGCAGGATAACCCGGTGGCGCGTCGTGCCCGCCCAGGAACTCATGCGGACGTAGGCGGGGCGCGGGTACCGGTCGGGGTGCGTCAGGGCGTCTTCCGCCTGTGGCTTCATCGCCGTACCGCCTTTCCGTCGCGCAGATCCGCCTCATACGCGAACGCCATGTACTGCGCGACCTTGACCGCGCCCGGGTAGATCCGCTTCTCTTCCAGCTTCGCCCGCGCCCGCCGCTCCAACTCCGGCCACAACTCGCGCGGGACGTGCCCGCAGCGGCTCGCCTTCTCCCGCTCCCGGTCGTGGCGGTCCGCGTCCGCGCAGGCCGTCTCCGGGGCAGCCAGGGGCCTTCCCGGGGCGTTCGCGGGGCTGGCGAGGTCCCATCCCCCTTCCAGGCAGGAGACGACCCACCCCGGGACGTGGCTGACCTTGCCCGCCGCCCGCTTCGCCTTCGCCGCGGCGAGAGCCCGGCGGCACTTCTCCGGGCCGAACATCTTGACCAGCCTGCGGGCGGCGCTCTCCTTCACCTTCTCTTCCACCAGGGCAACAACCTCCGGCCCGTCCGGCACCGCTTCGGCCTCCGGCTGTTTGTCTGTCTCCTGCGTAGCAGGCTCTGTCTCTCTAAAGGTACGGCGGGATTTCGTAACCTGTTCGGAACCGGTTTGGAATCCGCGGCGGCCCAAAAAAACGGGGTAGATGCGCCGCTCGTGGGAGCCGGGAACCCGCTCGACGCGGAAGCGCCCGAAGCCCGCGATCTTGTTGACGAGGCGGCAGACGTGCTGCCGGGAGACGCCGAGCCGCCGGGCCAGCCACACCGTGCGGGCGAAGCAGTAGCCGGTACGGCGGGCGAGGTCGGCGACCAGGTCGAAGAGGGGCCGCAGGGCGGCGGGCAGTTCCTGGGGAGCCGGTACAGACGGCATAGCGCCGCCACCCTTGACGCCTTGCAGAGCGTCAGGATATAATGCCTTCACGATTAGATAGTTCCTTCCTACGGGACTTTAGAGACGCCGGGGGTTGCAGTCCCCGGCGTTTCGCTTTTTTGTGCCGCCCGCTTCCTTCTCCATATGACCCGGCCACGCGGGCAGGTGGTCGGGTGCCCTTCCTCCGCGTCCCCGCGCCCGCAGGTACAGGGAAACTCCGCCAGGGGCTTGCGCCGCAGCGCGCCGTTGCGGACGGCGGACGCCCGCTTCTTCTCACTCCTCACGGACCCCAACGCCCGCGCCGCCTCGCTCGTGGTCAACCCCATGACTTCTAATATGACAGGCTAACGGTTTCTTGTCAATAGCCGTTGACGTAATAGCGTTAGTATGTCATAATTAGGGAGAAGCAAAGGAGGGGGCATAGATGTCAAGAGGTAAGTGGAAAGACGGCTGGCGGCAGCATTTAACGCCAAAGTTGCGAGACGCCTACCGCAACATGATTAAGCGTTGCCACAAAGAATGGCACAGCCAATACTACCGGTATGGCGGGCGCGGCATCACGGTTTGCCCGGAATGGCGACACTCCATGAAGAACTTTGTTCTATGGGCGATAGAGAACGGCCACGATGAGGGGCTGACGCTGGATAGGATTGATAACGATGGGGGATACTCACCGGAGAACTGCCGATGGGTTACGATGAAGGTGCAGTCCAACAACCGGCGACCTCGAACCCGTAAATAACGGTCCGCCACGTACCACTGGTTAACCGGAAAGTGCCAACGGGCCGATACGCCCGCCTCAGACCTGCGGCTCCCCCGTGTCGATGTACTTCTGCACGTCCGATTGCCGCCAGACGCCGGGGCGCAGCGGCTTGACGTACCGGCCCACGGAGCGCGGGGCGCACAGCAGCAGCTCCGCCGCCTGCTCCGCCGTCAGCAGCCGGTCGGGCGTCGGCGGCAGGGCCGACCGCTCCGAGAGCGCCCGCAGCACCTCCGCGAAGCCCCGCAGCGCCGCCACCAGTTCCGGCCCGCCATTCGCGCTCGCCGGTACGTTGGCACTTTGCGCGACCGGAGCGGGCAGGCCCGCGCCGCTGGTGGTGCCGCCCCGCTGGGAGATCTCGCGCACCTGCGCGCGGAACGAGGCGGGGGTCATCGCCAGGGCGCTGCGGATCATCGCCTCCGAGGAGATCGGGTAGACGTGCCCCTTCCCGGCCTTCCGCCCGCCGAAGAAGACTTCATTGCCCTCCATGTAGCGGCGCAGCTTCTCCGCGTCCACGCCCAGGCGGTCGGCGAACTGCAGCCGGTTGAGGTACAGCTCGCCGCCCGGGTCGTCACTGGTGCCGCCCGCCGCCGATTCTTCGGTTTCCGCGCCGTTGTTGGTGCTCACGTAACATCTCCCACGCAGTTGTAACGATTTCCCCATCCGCGCGTAACAGCGCCCCGGCATCATCCTGGCATCGTTTCGGCGTCATTGTGTCTACGATTTATCTACGGTCTGTCTTTCCCCGCCTCGTGCTCGATCAGGGCGAGGTACAGCAGCCGGTGCTCCTCGGTGAGCCGGTCGGCGGCCAGTGCGATCCGGCGCGCGGTCTCGGACACCCCCGAGAGCGAGGAGAGGCCGGCCGCGTCGCGCATCTGCTCCACGCCGACGCCCAGGCCCGCGGCGAGGGCGGAGAGCGTGCCGGGCTGCGCGGCCCCCACCTCCTCCGGGTGCTTCTCCAGGCGCGAGATGCGCGACTGGGAGACGCCGGAGCGGCGGGCGAGTTCGGACTGGCTGATGTTCAGGCGCTCGCGCAGGGCGCGCAGGGAGACGCCCGGCGTGCCGTCGCTGCTGTTCGTACTGGGCAAGGGGGGAGGACCGGGCGATTAACTGCGGAATCCATGCCGCGCGGTTAGCCGCCGCTTTTTTTTCTCCCCGCCCGCCCCTCTAATTGCCGGTCTTTTGCGCCCGCGACCCCCGTTAAATGCGTCCGAAGCGGGCAGCGACGCGAATTACCGTCTTGCCCGCCTCCGGTGACGTGGGGCATAATGCCCGCACCGGACTAACCGGTAAGTCCCGACGCCCCTCCTCACCGCCCCGACACCCGGCGTCCGGAAAAACAGAAACAACCAGCGAACAAATGTTTTATTTCGGCCCGCCTGCCCGGTATAATGGGGGTAAGGAGGGCCGGTCGCGGAGTGCCAGAGAACCGAGGAGAACCCGAGATCATGGCGTCCCTGCCGCCGCCCCCGCTCTTACCCGCCGTCATTCGCGTAATGGTTCCGCCCGCGCCCATAGACGCGCCGGGCTTCGTCCTCACGCCGGATCGTCAGACCCTCATACTGTTCCTGCGCGCGGGCCGCCAGCGCGCCGACTTAGTTTCTCTCTCCCCTGCGCTTCGCAAGCTCGATTTCGAGGTCGAGTCGGCGGAGGGCATCCTCCGGTAGAACCACCTGCTGACCATCCACTTCGAAGTAGGCGCTCGCCCCCGAGGGCGTCGTCTGGAGACTGCCGGCCAGGGGGGAGACCGCCGCCCACCCCGCCGCGTCGAGCCCCTCCGCCGCGTTCGCCCCCAGGGCGCGCGCCAGCGCGCGCACGACTTCCTCCGAGGGGCGGATCACCTTGTCCGTCTGCGCCTCGTAGCAGTCGTTCCGGAGGATGCCGAAGTAGGTGGCGCTGATGCCCGCCGCGTGCGCCGCTTCCTTGTTGGTGACGTTGCGCCGCGCCTGGGCCTCTCGGACCCACAGGCCGAAGCGCCGCCCCCGCTCCCTCTCCTTCTCCGAGGGAGGCTCCAGGGCGCGCTGCGGGCGTGATCGCCGGCCGGATGGCGTGTTCAATGGGTAGTAGACCGCTTCCATGCAGGATAAGAGTCGTGAGACTGTGTATATGTTGCACTACACACGATGCATTATCAATGCGATTTTATCCAGTGGGACTGTGGTACAATTTCCCCATGAGCCTGACAGCAGTCCCCCCCAAAAAAACACTGGGCAGGCCGCGCGTCACCGACGTGTGGCCGACGCTCTCGCGGCTGATGGAGGAGCAGGGCCTGACGGACGAGACCCTGGGCGCGTCGCTCGGAGTCACCTGGCGCGCGGTACAGGACTGGCGCACCGGGCGCTACATCCCCCGGTCGGCGCGGCTCTCCCAGATCGCGCGCGCGCTGCACACGGACGTGGCGACGCTGATCTCGGACGCCTGGTTCTGCCGCGAAAAAAATTTGCCAGCCTGAAACAATGAAACTGTGCTAAATAAAGTGCCACTGTGTATAATGGGAGTACGGGGGATCGTCCCCGCCTGACAAAACGAAAGGCCCGCTCTCACGGCAATGAGAGCGGGCCAGAGGTCAACTGCGATGGTTACTTTCGAAATGATACCACACGAATCGGAGCCGCAGCGGGTGCGCACCGACTACCGCGCGCTGTTCGCCGCCGTCATGGCGGACGCGAAGGCCGCGCTGGCCGACGCGCTCTCCCGCCTCGGGGTCTCCGCCCTCACCGGCCCCGAGAAGGCCGCCACCCTCGCCCCGTTCGTCCTGGTGTCGGGCGTGCGCCACCACGCGGGCTTCGTGCAGGCGATCTTCTTCCGCTCCCCGGTCAGCGGCGAGCGGTACCACATCGCCCGCGACCGGCACCACGCCGCCGCCCGCGACTGCCGCAAGCGCGCCGCCGCCCTCCTGACCGGGCAGCCCATCCACCCGCCGCGCGTCCCCGCCGCCGCGCTGGAGTCGGCCCGCCGCGTGCTCCGCCACCCGGAGAGCGGCGACCTGGCGATGGCGGGCACCTACGCCCACCAGGTCGCGCAGGACTGCCGGGAGGAGCTGGCGGCCCGCCACGCGGAGACCCTGCGCGCGGCGGAAACGGTCATCCCCGTGACCCGGGAAGGGAGGAACGGGCGATGAACGCCAACTGCCCCCTGTTTGAACGGCTGTGCCGCAAGCACAACGCCACGCACGCGGAGCCCGGGGACTGCCCGCTCTGCGAGGAGGACGTGGCCTTCAACCAGCACCAGGCGAAGTACGCGGACATACGCGAGGGGCTGATGGAGCGCCGCCGCCGCCAGGTCGCGTTCGAGAACGCCCGGCGGGAGAGGGGGCAGGCTGATGCTTCCTGATACCGCCGCCCCTGCCCCTTCCCCGCGCCGCCCGCAGCCGCTCCGGGTCTCCGCCGTGAACCCGTCCGCCGGGCCGGTGGAGGCGTGGGCGCACGCCCTGAGCGCGGCCCGGCGGACGGGTTCACGG